AAAGTGAGGTCGCATCATAGTATCTCCTTACATAATATAGTCTATCTTCTTGCGGATAATTGGCAAATAGTGTTGCCGCAATCATCATATACATATACTGCGGCGTTTCAAACATTTCACCACTACTTCTGTCTTGACACAGATATTTGTCAACTACTTGACGTAAACCTGCGTAGGTAAAGTTCTCATCACGCTTGTGATGCATATATGTATCAAGCCTATCTAGTTCATCTTCAGTATAGCTTTCAAGTATAGCAGGATCATAAACACCACGGTCAATATTTGTTTTAATCATTGTTTTAAGAGGAACAGTCTTATAATCACCGTGAACTTCCTTGTATGTTCCGTAAAGCAACAAACGTGCCGCGGCATATTGATAGTTAGGATTTTCAAGGCTAATTAAATCATTTGCACTGCGAATAAGAATTTCTTGTATTTCTTGTGTTGTCATGCCATCATAAAATTGTATATTAGCATTCATTTCGATTTGGCTGCTACTTACTCCAGCTAAACCTTCACAGGCAAATTCTACTACTTTGTGGATTTTATCAATGTTTAGCTCTTCTTTGCTACCATTTCGTTTAATAATGTTAATATGATTTCCGTTTGACATGTTTTCCTCTTTCTATATATTGTTTATTTATTGGAGCTTCGGCATCACATACTTTTTTTCGACTTGAAGAGTTTCTGATAACTCTGTCTTAGTTGCTGTACCATCGTTCCACATTATGACGATATCATCTACAAGCAGTAGATAGACAGTATGGGATTTTTCCCTGTCTATACCAATATGTATCTCAAAATTTGACTCCTTAAACCGTTCAGTTAACTGTAAAGAATAGCACACTCCTAGCACACTACAGAAACTACAATATTGGTTTTCAAAAACTAACTCCCAAGGATCTGGCCAAGTTGCTTCATCCCATGGATCGGTGTTGATACTTACCATAGGCGCTTGATTGTAAAAATCAAGTGATGCTTGTATTGGATCATCTTCAGTTTCAAGTGTTTGTCGAAACTGATTCCAAGAGGTTAATCTTTCTTCATACTTTCTAATGTGAAACATTTAGATAGCGTCTGTTTTTTTGTTTTTGGTTTTAAATTTCATTTCTGTTATATCGTCATTAGGCATTATACTAGTTACTTTAACAGAAATTGTTTCGTTTGTCAAGTCCCCATCTTCATCCAAAATGTCTGCGCCAAAGGAAATTGATGTTTCATATGTAGTGTCACCTGCATAATCATATGAATCACTTATTGAAACTGTAGGAGTGCCGTAAGCGTCCATTGTAATAGTAAGAACTCCAGATCTAATCATTTCATAATTATTACTCACCATTAGATAATCTACTTCGTAAGATTGGTTAGCAACCGCAGGTAACCTAAATGTTTTTATGTCTGTGCCTCTGGTAATACTTACTTTTTGCTCAAAGTTATTAACAAAACTTGATACACCTTCTACTTCAGGTATGTATGCAACATTGTTAATATACAATTGATTGTAGGACAATGCTGCTGTTCTTGCAAAGTAATCATTTATAGATTCATTACCAACTTTTGTAAATTTAATTACACTATATTGTGGTTGTCCTTCTGTTCCTGCTTCATTTCCAACACCAATAAAACTGTTGTTTGAGCTAGTATTAAAAACTCCGTTTTCTATCAAAATTCCATTTCTATTAATATCAATAAATTTAGAATTTAAAATTCGTGTATTTACGGGTCCTGTGCTGGTTCCTGCCGCGGCACTGCCCAAAGCCATATCAACTCCAAATGTAATACCATAACCCAGAGTATCAAAATCACAACGGTCAAAAACATTATGATCAATATCCCAATTGCTCATTACACCGTATGCAAAGCCAGAAATATGACAGTTAATAAATTTATTGTTACTACTTTCTACACTTCCACTCAAACTGTCTAGTTTTAAACCTATGTCAGTGCTGTAATCTCCAGGTATAGCATCACTAGATGTCCATGGTCCAACAATATCTAAATTAACAAAATTACTATCTCTGCAACTATCTAGATGTAAACCTAAACCTACAGCAGTGGTTTGTAGTGTAAGTCCTTCTAAGTGTATATTTTGTGCTTGTGTATTAAATGTAGGTGTTGCATCATCACTATTAACAGTTTTGAATATAGCATTAGAAGAAGTTTGTCTAATGACAGTTTTTTCTTGACCTGCTCCAACTAGTGTAGCATGAGGCGGTATTTCAATTGTGCTATCAATTACATACACTCCAGGTTCAAGGTGTAGAATAACTCTACCTTGCTCTCCAGCAAGTCCCGGATTTAAGAACAATTGATCTATCGCTCTCTGTAAACCTTCTGTAGCATTCTGTGAACTTTTACCTGTTACCCCAAAACTTCTTACGCTGACTCTGTCATCTAATCTATCTTGTAGGCTTCTTTGTATAGGGTTACTGCTACTTGTTCCTGTTTGAATAAACTCGTCATTTGAACGATAAGCATAACTATCAGCTAAAGAAAAAATGTTATCATATTGTGTAAGTATTTTTGTATTGCCTACTTCAGCAGCACCTTCGCTTACACTACCATTACCTATGTATAATTCTCTTGTATCAATAGCCCAGCCAAGTTCTCCGCTGGCAAGTTGAGGCAATCCAGTTCCTTGATTTTTTTGTCCTCTTCTTACTTGAATACGTGATATTTGTACTACTGCCACTGATTTCTCCTACATCAATTTATAGTATTTATGCATGTTTCTCATAATACTGATAAACACGTTCATACCATTCGTTGCGCCATTCGTTGTATTCATCTGGCCAAATATCAAACTGTTGATACTCTCCTGCTCTACTGCACATAAACACATGACCTTCACGTATATTTGTACCAAAGAGTTCGTTGTGTGCTTCTGCATATGCGACAAGTTGTAGGAAATAGTCAACTACCCATTCAACCTTCTTGGGTTTGTTTGTCTGTTTGAAGTCCATGATAGAGGGTTGACCTTTATACTGTCCTACAAGGTCGGTGGTCCCAGCATACATGTTAGGCATATACAAGTTTACTTCAGACCCCCATATCTCATCTACATCAGTAAGTGCCTGGGTCTTGATTTGTTCGGCCATCATGTGTGCCTGCTGAGCAAATGGGTTACTACCTGGCTGTGGCCATTTGCCTGTTTCTATGTAATCCTCAAGGTATTTGTGCATACGGGTGCCGACCCCTGCCGCTTCTGTTACAATCTCTTGTGCTTTTTGTTCACCCACCCTCTTCTTCCAAGCGATGAGATGTGTCTTATCTTTGGTAGCGTCAAGGATAGTGGTGACAGAGGCCACTGCATTTCCGTCGGGGGTCTCATAGAGCCTCTTGCCATTTACTTGTTTTCGTGATATGGGTTGATAGTTGTGACGATTAATTATTAGGCTCATCGTCCACCTCTTGCGTATCAATAGTGTCCCAATGAGCATACCCAAAGTCATCTGAATAGAAAGGGTCGACTGTGGAGAAAGGATCGTCTTGAGCCTCAACTGTTTTTACTTCGGGTACATAATGCTTTATCATGTTTTCTACACCCATTTTAAGTGTCATTGTACTGCCAGCACAACCCGAACACGCACCACCTAGCTCTAATAGTAGATGTCCGTTGTCGTAATTTAAAAATTCTATATTGCCGCCATGATTTGCCACAGCAGGTTTTACATGTGTTTCAATTAGTTCTTTTATTTGTTCTATTATTTCTTCGTTAGTTCTTTCAGCCATAAGATATCGATCTCCTAATTTTACTTAGTTTAACATAAAAATTATTGAATGTCAAGTGATTATAGAGTAGAACCTAGATCAGTTGCATTCTTAGCCATTTGTCCTACAACATCTCCTTGCGGATCCTGTTGCGGTGTTGCACCTGTGTCTAAAGTTTTAGATGTTTTAGGTTCTACACCTTCTTGAGAAAAGTTTTGAACCATAGTTTTTATTCTAGGATCTGTATCATAGGCGGCTTTGAATGTACCGTAGTCAAATTGTTCGCCGCCCATGTTAGCCATAATTTTGTTAAGATTTAGATTCTTAGCACCTTGTTTTATATTTTCTTGTGTAGGTTTATTAAAGTGTAGATATACGGCTGTGCCTTTTTGATCGGCAGATGCAATAATAGTACGCAAGACATTGACTAACTTGCCTGTACTACCAGAGTCTACTTCGTTGATTCTCACTTTTTTTTTGAACTAAGAATTGTACCTAATCTGCGTGACAAATCTATTGATTCTCGTTTTGCTCTGCCTGCTTCGTCTGCTCCACCTGCAGCTGGTTCAGCGGCACCAAAATCATCCCCTGCTTCTTGATCAACTGTAGGTTCCATTGCTGGTTCAGCTGTATCATCTGCGGGCATTTCATTTTCTGCACCCATGTCGACTGCTGGCTCTGCTTCGCCTGTCAGTTGGCCTACGCCACCTGTTAGTGAGCCACGTGTGCTTTCTAGTGCTGTGTATAAACTTTCAAGAGCTGGTTTAACTGTTTGTATAAATGCTTGTGATTGTGATTCGCCCATCTCGTCACGGATTGCATCGCCTAGTTCAAGCATTGATTCTGATTGCATTTCTGCTGTGTCTTCCATCCAACCTGTAATTCTGTCTACCATGTCTTTTGCGGCCATAACAATTTCTGCTTTGTCTTCTTCGCCTTCAAATAACTTAGAAGCATGTGCAAAATAGTTTTCAACAATTTGTGTTTCTTTTGTAAAACGCTGTTTAGATTCTAGTGTAGTTGCGGCATTCATTGCGGCTTTTTTGATTTTACCTGGTTCCATATCAATACCAGCTGCACTTAATGCAGTGTACATTCCCTTGTAAATAATTTTCATTAGTTCGCCTGTTGGACTAAAACCTAATTTATCTTTGATTGTTCCATCATAGTAATCATCAATGCCTTTGATACCTGCATCTAAGTTAGGTGTATCCGACGGAGCTTCTGGTTCTTGACCACGTGTTCCATCGTCTGGACCATCTGCTTCGTTGTATTCTTTATCTTTAACTTTTTTAATTGCGTCTGCTTTACTCATACCGCTTTTTACCATTCTTGCAATTTGCACATCAGCAAAGTCTTTATCACCATCTTCGTCTTGATCTTTATCTTTTTCAGCAATAGCTTCACGTTCTGAAATAGCAGCGTTTAGAACATCAAGGAAGAGTTTGTTCTTTTGGTAAATGCTGCTAGAATGCACTGCATCAAAACTTTCAGTAGTTTCAACTTGTGATAATTTTGTTCTTAATTTGTTACGAGCATCTTCTAGTTGCTCAATAGTAAAGGCATCAATGTTAATCTTGGTGCCGAATTTTTTAGCAAGGCTTTCATTCAAGCTCTTTGCTGTAATAGGTTTGTTTAGTTCGCGTATGTTCATATCACTCTTCCTAATGATTTTGTTATAATTATTTATCCTTTTATACAAATAAGAAACTCATTAAATTGGCTTTGGCTTCTTTGGTTTTTGCTAGAGAAATATCTAATCTAAACTCTGCTGTTTCTCTTTTAACATCACAATCGGTTTTTTCTATAGTATACTTGTAAAAAAGGCTATCTGTGTGGTGTTTTGCAATTTCATCATCTAGTTTACGTATTTGATCAAAGTGTTTAAATCCTTTGATATTACATCTAGCCCATGCAACTGCGGCTGTTTTTGAGTAGGTTTCTGCAATTTTTTTGTTTTCTTTGCAATCATATATAAGATATCCGTGCTTGCTCCTACGAATTACCATATGGGCAATACGTATGCTGTTGCCTTTTTGATAGGGGAAGGCTGTGATGTCTACTGCATCTACTAGTTCTTTTAATTGTTTTATAATGTATGGATCAATCATTTCGCATAACCAAAAAGAGTCCTTCGTTGCGTATCTTACTTACTAAACTTTTCTTCACTAAGTTGTCAATTATGACTTGTTCTCTTTCTGAATATGCGTTCAATGGGTGCGGTGTAGCACCTATTTTGGGCAGAAGTGCTGCCTCTTCGTTGGTTGTGTAAATCGTAAAATCTTGTATAAGTTCGTTGATTTTCATTACATTGGTTGTTTCATTACTACCTTAGCACCAGGCTGTATGCCTTTGTCTACTTCACCTGTTGCACCTGCGTCTATTACAAAACGCTTGCCAGTAGCATCGCTTGGGTCTTTTTGTATCATACCTGGTTTGGTAGGATCTCTTGGTATCTTAGTTTCAATACCGCTTTTAGGATCTTTTAGTACAACTTCTTTGTCATCTGCAGACATAACATCAAGTTCTTGTTCAGTTACGCTGATGTCTTCATCTGCAATTAAATTACCTTCATCGTCATATTTTGCATTCTCAGCATCTCTATCTTTGACATGTTGTCTATTTTTTGCTTCTAAATCATCTCTAATTTTTTTTACTAATGCTCCTATATCTGTGTCTCTTGTAATTTTGTATTTTCTAATTAATAAATCTCTAAAAGCTACTTCTTCTGTGTCCATTGCTATAGCAGGATATAGTAGAGCCTCGATTGCATCAGCATCATTCATTAATAATTTGCCATTAAAATTTTCTAAACCTTTGTAAAGAGGATCATAATGTACATGTCTGTTTGCTGTTTTTCCTCTAATTATTGTTTCTGTGATTTCATATATTTTCATTTGAACTTCTTCCTTCCGAAAGGTGACTTTCTTGGTTTGTTTAATCGTGTAAGCCTTTTAGCCGCAGGGTTTGCTCTGCGTGTAATTGCGCTTTTGACTTTCATTTGGCCACTGCGCTTGGCTTTGGTTGCTTTTAATCCTACACTTTTCTTTACATTAATAGGAGCATTACACGCCGCAGGACTTGCCCTTACTTGTCCTTTGCGAGCACCATGTAGGCAACGAAACTTACGAGTTTGTTTACCGCCTGAGCGACTCCAAACTCTTGCAGATCCTGCTTCTACAATCTCACTCACTATCATCTGCTTGCCATCCTATTTAGTGCGGCTACTCTACGACTAGTAGGATTAACTCTTTTAGTACGCTTGGCTTTACGTGCCATCCTTGCACCCATACGTGCTTTGGTTTTTTTAAGTTGTATTCTACGTTTTACATCAGGTGCTCTAAAACACTGTGCTGGTTCTTTGACAACTCTACCTTTGCGACTGCCTGCTGTACATCTATACTTGCGAACAACTTTTTGTCCACTTTTAGCCCAAACTTGTTTTTCTTCTAAACTTTCACTATTTGCCGCTAATTGTTTTAGTTGCCTGTAACTTTCGTCGCTGATGTTTACTCGCATATCAAAGTCTGCAAGTGCTAGAGCATCTTTGAACTTTCTTTGTCGTATTAAATTTGCAATTAATTGTTCCACTTCTGCTGCACTTTTACCTTGCACTGCTTGTGCAGGATCAAAAGGAGCTGCAGGTAAACTTCCAACTGGTAGATCTTCTCTACCAGGAGTTCTATTATATTCGTCTTGTGTAGGAATATTGCTAGGACCTGGACCACGACCGTTTCGAATTTCATTTCCTTGTGCATCATAAACAGTGTAGCGTCTCATCTGTCCACTGCCTCTAACAACTTTGTAAGCAGGTTCTCCTGTTTCTTGGCCATCATCGTCTTCTTCAGGCTCTGGAACAATTATTTCTGCACAATCATCTAATGGATAGATTTCTGGCGGGAATCTAACATCAACATTATCTTTTGTCAAAGTTTTAGCTGCTGAAAACTTTTCTTTACCTAACTCAATCATTTTACCAATTGTGTTACGGCCCGGATCGCCGTCAACTGTTAGGTCATTATCTCTTTGGAATGCCATTACACCGCGAGCAGTTTTTCTTCCAAACCATCCATCAGCTTTGCCTACATCGTACCCAAGTTCTGTAAGTGCCAATTGAACACATCTTAATTCTTTAGTTTGAATACTACCTCGTTTGGTTTTGCGCCATTGACTAGATGATGTGTCGATTCTTATCATAGCAATTAACCACGCCGGAACACCTTCGTTTATTCCTATTCTCAATGGTTCTTCGGTGATGAGTTCTCTCAAATACATTGCATACTCCTATGCAGTATTTATGTTTTTAGTTGAAACTGACTAAAAGAACGACGATGGTGGAGAGTAGGCCTGCAACAATAGTACCTGTTGCACCTATAATTACTTTGATCATACTCTTGTTGCCGTGCTGTATGTCTTGGTGTACATGCTCCAGTTTCTTTTCAACTGCTGTTAAGCGTGACTCAAGATTCTCATAACGCTGTTGACATAAGTCAACATGTGCTTCAAGATTTTCTCTTTCTAAATCTGTTGTTCTGGCTCTTGCCATTTATCTCTCCATTATACCCTTACTCTCGGGCAATTAGTAAACTCTTAGTTGGCCTAATGAATGGATGCCTATGTGTATGTGCCTTAATTTATATATTATTTATATAAGCCAATGTTATTAATTATCAGATAGTTTAAATAAAATATTTTTTTCTGTAGCGTCTTTTGTTCTAAATGCATGATTATTTATAACTGCTGTGTCTTTTAATCCAGTTATAATAGGCACCAAATCAAAGTCTGCTGTGAGTGTTTCTTCAGTAACTGCACCTTCATAATCGTGCTCAAATAAAAATTCCCAGTAACGTTGTTTGCCTGTAATTGCTGTTCCAAATCCAAAGTCAGATACATCACCTACTTTTTCTATGCAATGAATAGGATTAGCGTTTACCCTTAGACCAACTGTTTGCAACATTGTAAGGTAATTTGCTTGTTGTTGTTTGGCAAGTTTGTCTTCTTTATTCCTAGCATTGGTTTCAGTAATATCTATAACTGTTGTTAAGGTGACTCTCATGACTGTATTTAACGGTCATAAAAAAAGCGCCACTGCAAAAGTGGCGCTTTCTTCTAGTATTAAAACTATTCTTACATTCCAAATAGGTCTGTTTGCTTAGTAACAGTAGTTGTACCTGTTGAACCGCTGTCTGTGTAAACACCGCTTGATACAGAACCGCTTGCACCAGCTGCGTCAAAGTGACGACCAATGTCTGTTGCGATTGTGTCGATTGATGTTGAGTGACCGTCTGCAACTAAAATTGCTTCACGACCGTTTGCGTCCCACTGGAAAATGTGTACTGGTGCACCCATTGTTTCCATTACTTGCTGTACGCCTGCAGCGTCTAGGTCTGTTGTACGTCCTGAGTTAGAAAGAACAACTTTGTACACAACCATTTGGTTTGTTTGTGATACAGTGTTAAGTGCGATTGCACTTGGGTTTGAACGTGTTACATCACGTGTGATACTTGAAATTGCCATTTTATTCTCCTTTATCTTAAATGACACACTACGCTCAGTAGTGTTTGTATAATATTATTTAGTCGATATAGGAAAAATAGCTACTTTAAGGTCTTTTTCGCCCGATTTTGAATAGATCTAAACATTGAGATGTATGCAGGACCGGCTCTTACTACATCATCTAGTGCTTTAATTGCAGGCAAATATGCTTTTACATATTGACTTGGTATTGGTTTTCCTTCTGCTGCAAGTTCTAAAAATGCTTTTATAAGCATGATGTTTTCAGGCCCTACTAGATATCTATAGAATGTATAGTCTCTGCTCGCCGCACTAGTATCTGGTTTGCTAAACACTGGTTCATTGTCTTTGACCCAGTTGCTTTCTAAATCTTTAATTACAACAAACTTTTCAAAATCATCTATGATGTCGCTACTTCTAAGTTTAGCTCTTGCGGCATAGATTAGTTTGGTAGCATAGACTTTTTTACTTTCAATATCAAGACTGTTCCAATTATTAATGTTACGTCTTATGGCTTTGTAGTCGGTGTTATTGATGTTTAAAACATTTTCAAGTTTGACAAACATTTGAGTAGTGCCTGCAGGGCGTGTGCCACTGCTGAGACTTTGTAGGTAAGCGTTTAGATACTGCATAGGAAGGGAAGTATTTGATCTAGAACGCTTTGCAGCTCCAGGGTCTTTGAGTTTATCTAAAGCTCTATCATCACCGTTTACAAAATAGATAAAGTTGTATAGGTCAGTGCTAGCCATTTTGAAACGTTTATAATATTGATCTCTGCTTTTCCTACAATAGTCTCTTACTACAGATGTAGCCACAGGCACTTGGCTCATTAGGTCAAGAACTAATAAAGTGAGATACATTTTCTCACAGCAATCTGCATATGTCAGAACTTTCATGTTCTGATCATTTCGAGTCATTCTTGCTTCTTCTAGTTCTTGTAAAAAATCCATTATGGTCCTCTTCTGTTTCCTAATGCCATTTTAGTTGTATCACTCATATATTTTTGTATATAAAGTTGTTGCATGGTTTTACCATCATTAGCATCTAGGAATGGTTTAATTCCTTGTGTTTTGCTAATGTCTCTTTGGAACTGTTCTTTTTCTTGTCTGTCTGTGCCATTTACTGGCGGACGTTTAAGCAAGCTCATCAAGTTCGCAGCCTGATCCATTGTTAGTTGCACCATGCCACCATCTCTAGTTTCAATACTATCCTTGGGATTTGGATTTCCCCTACTGTCTAGCATTTTACCAAGTTGCTGAGTAATTGAAAATTTATCCGTTTCAGGATCATATGTATCGTCGTCTCTGTCTAACTCTGAGCCATAGCCTTTTAGGCCTAAATCGTCAAAGTCACCTTCTTTAAGTATATCTTTAAGTTTCATAGGTTTCCCTTCCTTATCGTTGTACGGCTCTGTTTGCCGCTGTAAAGCCAGCTCTGTTTACAAGTTTCATATCACCTTCAGGGTGAGCTAACACGTACCCTTCTCCTCCTTCAATGTCGCCAATGTTTGCTTTTACATCAGCATCATGTGAATCCAGTTGTTTAATAATATTATTTTTTACTTCTCTAATTTTGTTTATAACTTCCCACATTGCATCATAACCTTGTTTGTTTTGTGCAATATAATCTACTATCCTTTGTTGCATTGGTTTACTTACTTTACTACTCGCTAACCAACTTGTAAAGTCTTTGCCAAGGTTTTCTAAACCTGTATCAACTTTTTGATTGGTATAGTTATAGAATATGTTAGGCAGACCTTTCAATTTTAAACCTGTAAGTGTTTCTGTGTTTAAGAACGTGTCTATGGCTGATGCATCTTTGTTTATGATAGTTCTTAGTTCTTTGATGTTGTCGTCCTCTACTTGAGGCGCTTTTTCTACTGTAACAGGCGGTACAACAAAAACTTCATTACCTTCAAATATATCTGCAATGCCTGGTGGTAACGGTTTCTCATTACCTTCTTCATCAACCAATCTGTGTATCACTACACCTGTTTTGCTTTGTGCAATACGCTGTCCAATTGGACTGTTGGTATCTACTCTGTAGGTAACAATATTTGGTGTAAAAACAAATTTATTATCTTCAACAGGTGGTGTATTATAGTATAACAAGTCACCTTTGAAATAGCCTACAAAATCTTTTGGAACTGCTTTTTCATATTCATCATAGATGTCTGCCATGTTACCTACGAAGACTTTGTAGTTCGCGGCTTTGTCTGGATCTGGATTGTTTGCACCAGGGCGGGCCATAAGCATTTGCTGTAGAGCTTTTGCACTCTTTGCTCTGCCGTCGTATTTAACTGCTCCAAATCCTGATTTGTCTGTGAGTACAAACTCTCCATCTGCATTGCGGCCAAAAATGATTGCGGGAGATCCATCCCATTTGATCGTGACATCTGTATGTCCTCCTTGCTCAAGATTTTTCAAACTTTGTACGACACGAACAGCACCAGCTGAACCATCAAATATAACAAAATCTTCTGCGTGTTGAATACGAGCATCTGCTTCAACAAGAGGCTTTGTGTTTATCTGTTTGAATTCGTAAAATCTCATAGCATTCTCACGCTGTTTAAACTTAATCCTGCAAGCTCTTTGATGCGAGTAAGTTCTGCACTTTCAGGAAGGCCCTTGCCAACCTTTTCCATGTTTTCTAACCATGGAGCAATTAGTTCTTCAAAGTTAGGATCACTTCTTACGTATGCGATCATGCTTTCAACTGTGTGAGTGTCTGCTTCTCTTGCTCCAGGACCTAAAAGTATTTCTGCAATTTCATCCCAGTCATCTGCTACCACAGCATCTCCATTGTTTGGATCAACTACGCCTTTGGTTGGACTAAACTTATAGCCTCTACCTCTTGCAAGACTTGATAATAGCACAGCTCTGTCAGCACCTGTGTAGTGTTCTGTTCCACCGCGCTTGGCTCCACGCTGTAAAGCAGGATTGTCTGTAAGCATAAAATCTGTTTGTACAAACCCATTATTAGCATCACCTCTGATTGGTGTACGAAAATGTATTTGCAGACCTGCATTGGCAACCCAACCTTGGGTAAATGTTCTGCCCTTGTTCATAATTTCTAAATCAGGTATGCCCTGTTTCTGGCACCAGTTAGATAGTTTTGCAATGATTTCTTCTTTGGGCAACTCTCTTATGTCTACATTAAGATCAATATCACCTGAACTGTTTTCTTCAAATGATCCGTCTGGTTTGTTTTTCTTGCCAGTTGTTCCAAGCATGTCTTCGTCAACAAACTTAAAACCAAATGTAGCATTAAGCCAATCCACTGTTGGCTTCACATCAGCAGTTGCAATCCTTTGTGTGATAGGACCTTTTTCAGTTTTAAAAACATTGCCGCCTTCTTTAAGAATCATCGTCTTGCCTCTGCTTATTTTCTATAATCTTTTCTATTCCACGCTTGAATTTGCGCGGGTCTCCGCTTTTGATACTGTTAAGGAAACGTCTTTCTAACTCACCAGCAGTTGCCGCGTCATAGTTTTGATTGATTGTATTGATAAGGTTAATGCTACTGTTAATAATATTATTAGCAGTTGTTTCAATTAATCGATCATTGTCCCGGTTCAAGCCAAGGTTGTTTAGTTCTTCTAAGATACTACGAGTGTGTTTTTTCATTGCACTTTCCTATACAATGTATTTATTGTATCTAAAATAAATATAGATATAGAACGGAGGGCTAAAATGGAAATATCCAAACTAAATTTCAAAGAAAGATCCTTATTATTCGCTAATTTGGCACAGATTGCTTATTGTAACGAAAGAGATGCTAAAAGTCAAGCGAAAAATTACTCATTTAACACAGTAGAATTCTACGACAAAGACGGAGCGCAGGCATACCGCTTTATGAACAAGCACGATTTGGTTATTGCTTGCCGTGGTACTCAGCCCTCAGAGTTCAACGATATCAAAGCAGATCTACGAGCTGTGCCTGTAATGGCAGAAACAATTGGTAGAGTACACAAAGGCTTCAAAGCAGAAGTAGATGAACTATGGCCAATGATACTTGAAGATATTTCTCGTGCTGCAAACGCTAAAAAGAAGATTTGGTTCTGCGGACACAGTTTGGGTGCAGCAATGGCTACTATAATGGCAAGTCGCTGTCATCTATACAAAGGTATTCCCCCTGTTCAAGAACTGTACACATATGGCTCACCAAGAGTTGGATGGCGCAAGTATGTTAATACATTAGAAGTCAAACATCACCGTTGGGTAAACAACAACGATATAGTTACTCGTGTTCCATTGTGGATCATGGGTTACGTGCACCACGGAGAGCAACACTATCTAAATGCATATGGCAATGTGCGTTCACCATCAGGCTTTCAATTGTTTAAAGATCGCATGCGTGGCATGTGGATGGGACTCAAGCGTGGGGGCATAGACAACTTCTCAGATCACTCAATGGTAAACTACTGTAACTATCTTGAGATGTATGCTTCAGGAAAAGAGAACAGTCAAAAATAAAAAGGGTGCCCGTCGAAGCACCCAATCGTTTTACATTCCTATTTGATTAGGAACAATGATATAGTGAATAGCAAGTACCACTCCAACTGATGCGCCTAAGCCAATCATCATCTTAAAGAAGTCTCTGCCTATAAGTGGAAATACTGTACGGAACTTTTCCTTGCCTGTAATAGTAGCCATAGCAAGTTCACGTCCACATAGTAGACCTACGAACACCCAAGTTGTACTCATCGGTATGTCATTTAGTTCTTTGAAGAACCAAAGGATAAGCCAATACACAGCATCAATAATAGTTGCTGACCTTACGTATCTCGTGTTGTGTTTTTCTAATACAATCTTTTGTATCTTGCC